TTGCCCAATTCACGCCGTTCATTCTTAGCCACTTGTAGCTCAGAGGCAAGACGGTTGAATATACCACGTTCCCCGGAGTGGCTTTCATAGATATTGCTCCATTCACGCATAAATTGACCGACATCTGGCTTTTGAGTGTAGACAGCAGAGTTGTTAGCCAAAGCTCGTTGGCCCTGACCGTCCCACCAATTACCAGACTTGCTATGTGCCATTCTATCATCCGACAGATCGCTAAGAGAAATCATAGCCGAACGACGAACACCGCCAACCACAACGACTTCTCCGATTTTACACAGGATGTCGTGTGCTTCGAGGGAGTGAAGCTTCCTACCTTTAGCTGTTTTAAACTTATCCACCGTATATCTGAACAGTTCCACCAAAGGCTCGGGACCAGATGCACGTCCTCCAAAAGTCTTAAGCCGTGTACCTGCTGGACGAACCGCCGAAACATCCCAAAGCGGAATTTCACCAGCGTATAATAGGGCGATAAGTTGACGAAGTGCCTTAGCCCAGCCTTCTTTGGAGTCTTTAACCACAATAGTAGTAGAAGAATTGAACAACTCAGAAGGGATTTCAGGGAGTTTAGAGACATATTTTTGCTCCACAGAGAAGCCGACACCAGTGCCACACAGCAAGATGTACATGGCTTCATCAAAGGCTTTAACGTCATCAATGGGCAAGTATGAGCAATTGTAGCCAGCAATGTTTTGACGCTCCAACGCTTCACCAGCCGTCATGATGGAACGCATGGATGGCAACACTTCACGGTTTGTAATGGCCTGCTTCAATTCGGCGTACAGATCCATTCCCATGTGGTAGTTATGCTTCTCAATTAGATGAGTATCCATGAATTGCATGTAACGATCAACTGTCTCATCCCAATGCTCACGACGGCCCTTGCTGTCCAAAAAGCGGCTATACCGTGATTTGGCAATGTAGGTTTGATAGGGGGTCATTATTTTCCTTCTTCTAGTTCAATGAGTTTATCCAAATAGTGGCGAGCCTTTTTCAGATCGTCCACGCCTCCCTTGTCTTTCCAACGGGACACGTATTTTACGCAGTTTCCAGTGAAATAGCAAAGGTTATTTGCATAAATATAGTCCCAAGGCTGAATTGATTTGTCCTTGTAATGCTTTCCTGCTACCTGATTGTCGTTAGCTGTCGCGTTTGTGACACTAACATTTGCTTCTCCGGGCAAGCATTTTAGAACATATTCTTTCACAGTGGCTTCATTGGGTTGCCAGTGATAAAGCTCATGTTGTATACAATCTTCACAAATTGTGTTCGGGTAGGGGCGTTTCCCGTACTTGCATGTTTGACAACTTTTTTCTGTTTCCATATCTTTATCAACCATAATAGCGTTCTGAAAACATCTCTGAACTTCCAGCACCAGAAAACACTTTAAATCCTATTTTACGTACTTTTGAAAAATGAAATTCATTGTCATCCCATAATGGATTGTCTTCTGCGATTTCTTTGTCTGTATTGTATTCTTTTACAGAAAAAGAAGTAAGACAATAATATTCATCATCCCATAATTCTACACTGTCGTAAGAATTTATCCAATAGCAAATACCTTTATAGGTAAAATCTGCTTTTTTAGGTTTTTCGCGGGTTCCACAAGAGTTATATGACATGATATTTTTTCTCCAAGTATTCAATTGACAAGAACATCTCATCGAAATGTCCATCGTTCACTTCGTTCATCACCAACAAGCCACGCCAATGTCGGTTACTTAGCCTATCCATGTAGCTTTCATCGTGAAGATAATAACTCCCCACAACAATAGCAGTAATAGGTTGTCCGTCAGCACGTTTACCATAGGCCACGGCCTTGCCCTGCTGGTGTCCAGCAATACACGACATATGTAGCTTACTGATAATAGCAGCAGGAGAAGATGCAGGTCTTCCCATTGCGCCGACAGGCCAATAATGATTGAAGCCAACGCCGTTAATAAAAACGGGATGTAAGAACGGAAATACTTCCCAATCTTTTTCATATTCAAGGTCTGAAACATTGATGAGTCCTTCCAATGTTGGATTGTTGTTTACAGCCCTGTCAATGCGGTTTTCATGGTTGCCCAATGTCATCACCATGCGGGGCTTATAAATCTTTTCCTTGTTCTTCTTTTGGCGCGTTTGAAGGTCTTTCAGCGGAGCCAATAGGATGTCCATCGCTTTGTGAACAATTTCAACATCCTTCTTATATCGCAAGCCCTCAAAATATTTGGAGCCTTTGATGTCGTGGCTAGACAGACTAGGCATGTCAGCAAAGTCACCAATGTTAACAATAACATCGGGACGATAGTCAACAATGGCTTCGCCTGCCCAAGAAAGATGCTCCAACGGAACACCTTCCTTCACTTGGCAATCAGGAATGACAAGAATTCTCATTAGAACGACGCTTTTTCTTTTGCCCATTTTGGAACATGGGGATTGCCATGATAGTCCACCTGAGAACCAATTTCATACCCGTAAGCTGCTGACAACAAAGTGATAAAATCTGTCAAGATAGCATCCCACGAAGTGCCTTCAGGATAGTTTCGATTGAACTGCCAACGCCCAAAAGACGATTCTATGGTTGTGTAAACAGATGTTCCATCCTCATTAAAATTATCGATCATCGCCTGACCCTCCAATTGTTCCACGTTGTAAACGACCCTCTAGCTTCTCAATGTTAATCTTTGCAATGTCGGATAGTTTGACATCGTAAAGCTTTGCAATGGAAGCCACAAACCACAAACAGTCTCCAAGTTCCTTCATCAAATTATCCTTGATGGGGTAGAGATTACGATTGGCATCACGCAAAAACTTAGCATAAACGCCAGCCACTTCTCCAGCTTCTGCTGCTAGGCCGGGGATGAGATACATCAAGCCTTTGGCAGAAGGTTGGGCATAGGTGAATGCCTGTTCTTGATAGGCGTCCAAATCACTCATGTGTTCGATGTCGATTGCGCTGATTCCTGACATTCTTTTAACTCCTCAAGTTTCTGTTTTTGTAGAAGTTTAAGCCCTTCTACAAGGCCCATGCAAACGGCATATTCAAGCAATGATCGCATTTCGTCAGGAGACATGTCCAACTCAACCACTGCACTGCCGTCTTCCATCTCAGTCATCGAGATAACTTGCATCTCTTACGCTCCTCTCGTTCATTCTGTGTCTTTATGCCGTGGCACGTATGACACAACACTTGGAAACCGTCAGCCTCACAGAACATCCGTTCAATGTAAACATCCCAAGAAACAAAACCTGTTTTGGGGTTTACAACGGGGTCAATGTGGTCAACAGCAACGTCTGCTCCCTTAAACAACTTACCGCATCCTGCACACTTGTAATGAAATATTTCCTTACCTGTGGCACGATTTAGTTTTTTACCGACACACGCATCTTTAAGAGCTTGATGTTTTTGAGGCCATCTGCGCGTCGCTGCACGTAAGGCACTCTTGATGAAACTTTCAAATCTGCTTTTGGTCCATTGTCCTCCATTATGTTTTTGTCTTGTCATACTGGTGTAAAAAACTTCCAAATGTGTCTGTAAATTCTTCGTCGTGTGTGGTGCGTCCCATTGCAAACAAGACAGCATGCACAAGCTCATGAAAGAATGTTTGAGAGGTTAGTTGCTCATTCATTCCTTCTCGGATGTAGATGGTTTGAGTGGCTGGGTCGCATCTTCCGTATTCGCTGAGGTCTGCTCTGTAGACGATTGCCCAGTCAAACCCTGCGAGTTGGAAGGAGGTTGGTATGGTTGATTTAGGTGTCTTAGGAGCCACAGCAAATGCCCATTCTCTGTAACACGTTCAACACCATTTTGTCCATCATCGTTGTAAGCTTTAACGCATACATCAAACATCTCCTGTTCTGTTTTACAAGGGCCAATTAGTTTCTCTGCTTTCACAGGACCACAGCCCTTGATGCCGATAATGTTGTCCACTCTGTCGCCTGTCAAAATCTGCTTATAGAAATTTTTTAAGCCTTCCTCTTCAGTGACATTGTAGAAACTGTTCTTGACGAAATTGTAATGGTTGCCTGCAATTTGATCGAGGTCTTTGTCAATAGAAACAATGACACAATTATCACCTAGCTCTGTGGCTCTAATGGCAATGGCATCATCTGCTTCCATTCCTTCAATCAAAGAGGCTCCCATTTCAAGTAAGTAGGCACGAATAGCATCATAATGGATGGGCTTCTTCATGTCCTTACGATTGCCCTTGTAGGGTGCTGTCTTTGCTATGTCGTTGCGGAAGTTTCCTTTACCTGTAATGAACAACTCATATGTGTCACATTCCAGAGAAAAATAAACAACGTCATAAACAAGTTCTTTCACCCTAGCAAGAGCAAACTTTTCTTCCACATCTTCGGAAGCAAACCCTACTCGATAAACAATGATGTCACCATCGAATAGGGCTGTCTTTCCTTTAGAGGATGTCGTCAAGGGCTTCCTCTGGTGGCACGTATGTCACAAGATTGGTAACAATGACACAGGGGACGTCAGCTTTAGACACAAGACACGGATAGGCTTGGCCTTCCCAAGTGTACGTAGAGATGAGCACTTCTGCGTCACTACCGTTGCCAATTTCGCTGCTCTCAATGATTTTACCGTCTTTGTCAGCAGCAATGAATGGAAACTTAGACTTGCACA